TGAAGAAAACGGTGGTACTGATTTATTTAAATTTAGTAGAGCATCTGGGACTAATGATTTAGATATTAATGTAATTAATGCTAGTAATTTAAAATTTCTTACTAGCAATACAGAACGTATGCGTATAGACAGTTCTGGCAGAGTTACTCTGCCGTATCAGCCATCGTTTAAACAGTCTTGGGGTAGTAGAGCTAACACAGGATCAGGGAGATTTATAGCTACAGACAATGGCGACACCGCTAGCTCTGGCAGAGATAATTACAACACAGGATCTCACTTTAATTCAGCAACGGGCAGATTTACTGCGCCAGTTGCAGGCACTTATCTGTTTATATTTTCTATGATGAGAAATAGCGGTGGCGGTACTGTTGCGGATATAAGGTTTTCTAAAAACGGTACCACAGTTAGTATGTGGGGTAGACAATACGCTAGTTCATATACATCTAATTACGAGAGTCATACAATGGTTACAACCACCAAATTGGCAGTAAATGATTATGTAAATGTTTTTATAGGTGAAAACACCTCAATTTATGGCGACGATACATATTTTGCTGGACATTTATTAGGATAAAGGAATAAAATGGCAGATTATACAGTAACATTATCTAGCAGACGTTGTAGTGCCAGAAACCCCTTAATAAATACGTAAACTATGAGCACACTAGCAGTCAACGCAATTACAGATTCAACAGGTGGTAATACCGCTACCATCAACAGCGCCACACCCACTGTGTATAACACTATAGGCAAGAACTTAGTTATTAACGGTGCGATGCAGATTGCACAACGTGGTACGAGTTTTACTAATCCATCGTCAAATTCTTATAGCGTAGATAGATTTAAGAATTTTAAAAACACAGGAGCAACTTTTAATATTTCTCAAGTTACTTCTAGTCCTGATGGATTTAGTAATTCTGTAAGAATAGATGTTACAGCTACAGACGATCCATTAACGACAAACGATTACCTCTATCCTTTTGTTCAAGGAATAGAAGGATATAACTTAACTGCATTAAAATATGGAACTGCTGATGCTGAAAAACTAACTCTTTCATTTTGGGTTAGATCAAATAAAACTGGGACATATATTGCTGAATTACAAAACCCAAGCAAGCAAACTTCTCAGTCGTACACAATAAACTCAGCCGATACATGGGAAAAGAAAACAGTTACTTTTGTAGGAGATACGTCAACTAGTTTACCAGCAGACAATAGTGGTCGGTTATGGCTTTATTTCTATGTAGCTGCCGGTCCAGATTATCAATCAACTTCTTTACAAACAACTTGGAGTTCAGCCAGCACTGGAAGGGCTACAGGTCAGGTTAACTTATTAGACTCTACGTCTAACTACCTTGAGCTTACAGGCGTTCAACTAGAAGTTGGTGAGTCAGCTACTGAGTTTGAGCGCAGACCGTATGGCACTGAGTTAGCTTTGTGTCAGAGGTATTATTTTTCTACATATTATGCAATTAACGGTTATGGGCAGGCTGTAGGTTATGGTGTTGGTTCTACTGCTTATTTTCCATCAACAATGAGAGCAACACCTACTGTGTCTTTTGCTAACACATCTTATTTTAACGGTGCTAGTGTAGCTGCTGGTGCTATATACCCAACAAGTGCAAAAGTATATTGTATAGCACAGGGGACTGGTGCTGTAAATCTTGATACTAATGTTTATTTTTTATCGGAATTATAATGGATACTTCTTATCAAGAAATTAAAAAACTTTTACCTGATACAGGTGTTGATAATACAGTTATTAGACGTCTTTCGGATGGTGCTTCTATTCCATTCGATCCAGCCAACACAGACTACCAAGAATATCTTGAGTGGTTAGCTGAAGGCAACACGCCTGAACCTGCGGACGAATAACATTTATTCCAAATCTCCATAAATAGTTATATTATTATCGGAGATCACCCATGATTGATATTAAAACAATGTACAGATCCTCATACGTAGGCGAAGATATTACATCTACAGCTACCTACGAAAATGGCGTCTGGTCATACGAAACAGACAGAATTACAAACTCATTAAGCAATGACCGTTCTGGTAAAATTGCAGTGGTCGTTGGCAATGGACCTTCGAGACGTGTTTGGGACAGAAAATTTGGCGGATTAGCCAAAATTAGAAAAAATCCAGACTTACAAATTTACGGTTGTAACGCAGGTTACAGAGATTTCAAGTACGACTACTTAGTAGTAACAGGTACAAAAATTGCCGCAGAAATCGCAACCACAAGTTATCCAGATGGCACAGTTTGCTATGCTAACATCGAAAGCATTTTATCTCATCCAGGTAAGTATCACCTAGTACCACAAAATCCACGTTGGGATGCAGGTTCAACAGCCGCATACCTAGCCGCATTTGATCAACACGCAAAAGTTTATCTATTAGGCTTTGATGGTATTGATACTCCTAACTACAACATGAACTACTATGCTGGTACCAACGGTTATAACCCAACTGGCGACAGCGCCGCTAGTGATGTATTCTGGGGTAAAGCGATGGGTCAAGTCTTTGCTAAGTATCCACTCGTAGACTTTGTTTGTGTTAATGAAACAGGCAAAGGATATATGCCACTACCATATCGTGTAGCATCAAACTTACGCAGAGTTAGTTATTTTGATATGGTGAAAGAGTGCGATTTATATCGATAGACTCAAACGTTTTAATCTTATCTAGTATTACTTCAAAACTAAATGTTCGCCACACACCCGGATGCAGAGGCTTCGGGTGGTCGGCGATCGTTGTCCAAGCATATCCTCTATGCTCATCATTTAATGTAGGAACAAACTCGCTATCTATCGGAACAAGATAAGTGTGATATTCAAATTGATTTTTTTCGTTGGTAAACTTTTCTAATGGTATAACTTTTTCAACAGTTACAGTACCAATCTCTTCAGATATTTCTCTAAGTAATGCAGTATGCGGAGACTCACCCTCTTCTACACGCCCGCCAACTAGACCCCAATGACCAGCATGACGCTTATGATTGCGTAGTAAAAAAAGATATCTATGTGTTTGTTTACTGTATATTAAAGCACCACAGCCTATATAGCCAGACTCCACTCACCACCTCGATATAAACCTTCAACGCTCTTGACCCAGTCGGTGCCAGTCCAGCGATATTGAACACCAGTATTTGTGTTTGTTAGATACTCTGTATCTGTGTTGTTACTTGAATCAAATACAACGACCCAGTTTGCGCCATCGTATTCTATAATATCATTTGCATTTGCTACAACTTCTCCCCACACACTGTAGTTTTCGTTGCTATCTGCGCCAATGCTGTCTGTTAACAAATATCTTGCACCAGTAGCAGGTGTTAGTATATTGCTATCAACAGTAACATTGATAGGATTAATAATAGCGGTAACAGCAGTTAGCGTATTCAACGGAAGTGTATCTTCTGTTGGCGTAAACAATAGTATAGTTGGGTCTGTTGGATGATATGTGATCTGTCCAATCAACTCATTGCCTGTAGCAAGCTCTAATCTTATTTCTGTTGTACCTGTAACTAACGTACCATATACTTCAATGAGTGCTTGCCAAGTCTCTTTTGCTGGAGCAACTTTTATAATTGTACCGGTGCTGTCAACTATTTCTTGTGGCTTGACTAATTTAAGTTGATTACCAGTATAGTAGATACCATAATCCATTGGAGTGACCTTAACACGAGCAACAAGGTTACTTAATATAGTATCTTCACTAAATTCACCTTGTTCATCATAGACACTAGCAATGAATTTTTGTATTACCCCAAGTCGCTTAACTTTAGCAGGACTAGTAATCCAAATTGGCATATCAAATGTAAGTGTAGCAATATCAATATTTTCATCTGGCCCAGCCGGAACAGTTCTTGAACTCCACGTTACATCAGTTAGATGTACAAAAGTTAAACTAGTCCAGTCAATATAATTATCTGTTGACTGTATTTCAAAACTAGGATTGAATAGTGTAGCAATCTGTTCAATGACCTGCATCTTTTGTTCTGTATTACTAGTCCATATATCTAATTTAATCTGTAATTTGTAAGGAACAGGCATTAGTCGTTCAACAGTGTAACTATCTCCTTGTTGATT